ACTTTAATGGTATCTTATTTGCTTGGCAGGGAAGATACTTTGGTCATAATCCTAAACATCCTAAATGGGTAACTTACGGTAAGATCCACGAATATGATTACATCCTCAGCCCAGAATCCGACGGACCTCTTGTCCTCGTCGAAGATATTGTGTCCGCTATCAAAGTTTCTCGCTATGAGTCAGTACTACCTCTTTTCGGATCTTACATAAGCTCCAAAAGGCTTCAACATCTATCCACTTTATATAATACAATTATTATTTGGTTAGATCCAGATAAAAAGAAAGAAGCTTTACAATTTCAAAAAATTGGTTTACAATACTGTGCAAATGTATTTGTAGTCTTTTCGGATAAAGATCCTAAAGAATTAAAAGAACAAGAATTGGAGGATATCCTTGCCAGTAAATCCATTATTAGGTCTGATCAAACATCTACTTAATACTGATACATACAATCAATTTAGAATTCATCTAAATCAAAAAGAATTGACGCCGCAACTCAAACAAATCTTATTTGGTTTAGATGAATTACATTTAAAGTACCAACGTAATCTAACCTTAGACGAGTTAAAGTTCTATTGTGTAAGTAAACATCAAGATGTTCCTGAATTACTTGGTATCTTTGAAAGTATTGAGGCTATCAATATTCAAGAAGATCTAGCTAAAGATCTTTTACTACAATATAAACAAAGAAATATTGCCCACAACATTGCTCTACTAGCAATCGATGTAAACGAAGGTAGAAAAGAATTTGATTCTTTACTATCCACTTTAAATGAAAACGCAGATTTAGCAGGGTCGGTCACAGAAGAATATGATTTTGTAACAGATAACTTAGAGGAACTATATAATGAAACAGTCAAACAAGTTGGTCTTCGTTGGCGTTTACAAACCCTCAACCGAATGCTTGGTTCTCTCAGACCAGGAGATTTTGGTTTTATATTCGCACGGCCCGAAACTGGCAAAACAACCTTCCTTGCGTCAGAAATCACCTTCTTCGCTGAGCAGCTTAAAGAAGAAGATGGCCCTATCCTGTGGATTAATAATGAAGAAAATGGGAAAAAAGTAAAACTTCGATTATTCCAAGCAAGTTTAGGTATCCCATTACCTGCATTAATTAGTAATCTAGCTGAGAATCAAAAAATATATGACTACAAGACCCATGGCAAAATTAAGCTTTTTGATAAAGCAATTGTGTCCAAAAGCGACATTGAGGTATTATGTAAACGCTTTAAACCTAGTCTTGTCGTTATCGACCAAATCGACAAAATCCGTGGATTTGATGGAGATCGGGAAGATCTTAAACTTGGAGCCATCTACACCTGGGCTAGAGAAATTGCAAAAACATATTGCCCTGTTATCGGTGTCACCCAAGCTGATGGCACTGCGGAAGGAAAAAAGTGGCTTACTATGGATAATGTTTCAAATGCAAAAACAGCTAAACAATCTGAAGCTGACTGGATACTCGGCATTGGATCTACCCATGCAGAAGGCTTTGAGTTTGTACGACACTTGCACCTCTCAAAAAATAAGCTTTCAGGAGACACAGACACTGATCCAGAACTTCGTCATGGAAAACAGGATGTTCTTATCGAACCGCAAATTGCAAGATACAGGGATTATAATTGATGAAGTACGGATTAACTAGACGACATTATGAAATCGTAGCAAAAGCGATTAGAAATGCTGATATGCCACCAGGTCTACGAGAAAAGTTTGCACAAGAAATGGCTCAAATGTTCATGAATGATAATCAATTTTTTGATTACAAAAGATTCATGAATATTTGTATGCTAGGAGAATCAAATAAAAATAATCTAAACTCTCTGAAAGATAAATAATGAGTAAATTTACAGTATGGTCTTATTTTAAAGCAACAGATATTATTGAACGCTATCAAGATGAAGATGAGGGCGTTACTATGGCAAATGTTGTAGAATCTTTACCAAAAGCCAAAGAAAAAGCGATTGATTTTTTGAAAACTCTTATTAAAGAAGTAGAAAATCTAAAACTAAAGGATCTATAATGACAGCACGAAATGATGTAACTGGTGATAAAATCCAGACAAAAGTAGCATCTAAAGATTATGTAGCTAATTACGATTCTATTTTTGGCACTCCTTTATATAACATTCCCCCTAAAACTTGGGTAGAGTGTGCTAAAACAGGTCATAAATTTTTCTTCGATCATATTGATGGTATGTATAGTCTATGCAAAGAAGTAGGTGGTGGTATTAGTCATTATTCTGCATCAATGAAAGTTCGTATTCTGGAAGATAAAAATGAATAAATATTTAGTACCATTAGATCTAATTATTGAAGCAACTGATCCAGAAGATTTACAAAATATTGTAAAACAAATTACTTTATTAATGTATAAGGATTATTATCCTTTAGGTCTTATGGATTATGATCTACCTGTAGGATTACCAACAGAACCCGATGAAAGTTATCGCTCTTGACACAGAAGTTACCATTTTTAATAATGGTGATCCCTTTGACACACGAAATAAATTTGTATTAGGTGGATTTTATGACGGTACTACTTATTCTATTGGTGCTGGATCAGATTTTAGCCAGTGCTTTCGCACTTTGGGGAGTGATTCAAAAAGATTCCTTCTTTTTAATGCTAAGTTTGATCTTCATTGGATTCGGAATCTTGGATGCATTTTGGATCATCTTTCGTCAATCTGGGATTGTCAGTTAGCAGAATTCATTCTAAGTAACCAACAATGGCGTTATCCTAGCTTAGAAGAAGCATGTATTCGTCGTGGATTAGGATATAAAATTGACGAAATCAAAGAGAACTATTGGAAACAAGGAATTGATACTGATCAAATTCCAACAGAACTTTTAACTACATACCTAAAACAAGATTTACTCTTAACGTATAATCTTTACTTAGCTCAATTAAAAGATTTCTCTTTACCAGAGAACCAAGGTAAATATAAATTATTTAGATTACAGTGCCAAGATCTTGTAGTTTTACAAGAAATGGAGTACAATGGATTTAAATATGATATTGAAGGATCCTTAAATGAAGCCAAACGTTTGGAACAGACGGCGAATCAGCTTGATGATGACATTCGTGCTTTCGCTCCTGATGTTCCCATCAATCTTAATTCTACTGTTCATCTTTCTTGTTTATTATATGGTGGACAAATTGAAGTTGATGATCGAGTACCTGTGGGGGTTTATAAAACAGGCACAAAAGTAGGACAAACTCGATATAAAATTGTCACTAAGTCTTATGAATTACCTAGATTAATTGAACCTTTAAAAGGAAGTGAGTTAGCAAAAGATGGATACTTCGGATCTGACGAAGATACGTTACGAAATCTCAAGGTTACTGGAGTTAATAAACGACTCATCGAAAAAATTCTCGAACGAAGAGGCATCGAAAAACTTCGGGGAACATATTACGAAGGAATACCAAAACTTATGTCAGAACATGCTTGGGCCGACTCTCTTGTGCATGGACAACTTAATCAGTGTGTTACAACTACAAGCAGACTTTCGGCAACTAAACCTAACCAGCAAAACATGCCACCTGCCTGTAAACAATTCTGTGTTAGTAGATACCCATGATTGTACAATGCGACGCTAAATCACTAGAATGGATCACATATTTATATATTAGTCAAGACAAAGCAGGTATTGAGGAGTGGTTTAACTTCCTAAAAGATCCTAAATTAAATGACATTCACACTAATAATCAGAATGATCTAAAATTAAGCTCTCGTTTAGTTAGTAAAATCTTTCTCTTTCGTTGCATTTATCGTGGGCCTGCTTATGCTTATGCTAATGATCCATTATTCAAACAAGTAAGTTCTTCAGATAAATTCTGGCAAGGCGTTATTGATCGATTCTTTGATAAGTACAAAGATTTAAATAAAACACATATTAGGTTAATTAATGAAGCAACAAGAACTGGAAGAACACTTTCACCGTTCGGTAGAGTGCACTTGCATGAACCAAAACAAAGACGAACTGGAGGATTTAAATGGAACGAGTCTGACATCTGCAACCACATTAATCAAGGCTGTGGTGCTGATGTTATGGCTGTTGCACGGGTATCATGCTTTAACAAATGGAAAAGAGCTGGACTTAACGGAAAGCTTATTTCTACTGTTCATGACAGCATTGTTGCTGATGTTCCTACCGAAGAAGTAGATTTAGCTGCTCAGATTTTCCATGAAACCTTCCGGGATTTACCTGCAAATATTAGCAAATGTTATGGGGTAGATTGGAACTTACCTCTTATTTGCGAAGTCAAAGCTGGGCCGAATCAAAATGAAGGTAAAGAAATTGTCATGGCTACTTGACATAAAAGGTAGCAAATAGTAAAATATAATTTTCTAAGGAGAAACTATGCAATTCCAAATTGAAGTTCTAGCAGTAACTAGTACCACTAAACCTACCGCTAAAGGTAGTTATACGCAACTAGATGTAGCATATAAAAAGGAAGGTAAGACTGAAGGCAAGAAGATTATGTCCTTCGGTGCAGGTAAAAAGGCTTTTGATGTTCTAAAAAATGCCAAGACCGGTGAAGTTTATACGATCTCGTCTAGTAAAAATGAGCAAAGTGGTTACTGGGATTGGACTGATGCTGTAGCAGGAGCTGCTGGAGATACCTCCACTAAAGCTGCTGGTTATAGTCCATCATCTTCACCTCGTAATACTTATGAGACTCCAGAAGAGCGTGCACAGAAACAGATTTATATTGTGCGTCAATCTTCTATTGCTTCTGCTATTGAGTTACTCAAAACAGATAAGAAGCAACCAGATATTAATGAAGTTTTACAAGTTGCACAACAACTAGAAGCCTTTGTATTTAATACACAAGCTTCAACACCACCTACTCTTAATTTAGGAGACTTAGCTGATGACGTACCCCTTTGATCTAGAAAAAGCTTTTGATGCACTGAAGTGGCGTCCAATTGTTTACGCTTATCCTACCCCCAAAGTTACAGGTCAAGCATTTACAAAGACTACAATTCAAAAACAAGATGACGGGAAGTATCGAGTTAGTGTTACTAAGTTTGTGGATGGAAACACTGATGCTGTGTCTGATGTTGTAGATACATTAGAAGCAGCTAAGAAGTTTGTTGCTGATAACAAATGACAACTTTACTCATCGATGCTGACTTAGTTGCGTTTCGATGTGCTGCTTCTGTTGAGCCACACGGGGAAGAGGAAGTTGCTCTTCTCCGTGTAGATAAATTAATGCGAGATCTGTTGATTAATACAGACTCAGAGAGTTATTTAGCTTTTTTAACCGGTGGTAACAACTTCCGTAAACAAATTAATGCTGAATACAAAGCTAACCGTAAAGATAAAGAACCACCGCGCTGGCTTCAAGCCTGTCGCGGTTTTCTTGTCTCTGAATGGAATGCAATCATCTCTGATGGTTGTGAAGCTGACGATCTATTAGGTATTAATCAAAACGAGGGGACAAGACTAGCTTCCTTAGACAAAGATCTACGAATGATTCCTGGTAATCATTTTAATTGGCTACATAATGAGTACTTTTATGTATCTGAATTAGACGGTTTAAAACACTTTTATAAACAGATGTTAATCGGAGATCGTTCTGATAATATCATAGGTGTTACTGGGTTAGGTCAAGTAAAAGCTAGTAAATATATTGATCCTCTTACAACGGAACAAGAGATGTTAGATACTGTATGGTCTTTATATAATGAAGATCCACAACGGTTTCTAATGAATGCTCAGTGCCTTTGGATCATGCAAAATGAAGGAGAAACATGGCTAAACCGAAAAACAGACTTGATTTTACCAGACCCATTGAAACTCGAGGTGGAAATCATGTCCGCTTCTACGACATTTTTGAAGCCCGTTATATCAATGGAGCCTATTATGAACCCTCAGAAGACATCTGGTATCCTTGCCAATGGGATATCAGTGGAATCTATGGATCCAGAAGTAGTGGACTTGACTTAGTTAATGTTCCTGAAAGATCCTCAAATGGCGTATAAATCTAAATTTGAGGAACAATTAGCTAAAGATCTAGGTAAAAAGGCTGAGTATGAACCGGATAAACTCAAGTTCATTCAACCAGCCAAGCAACGTAACTACATTCCAGACTTTAAGATTATCAAATCTGGTATTTACATTGAAGCAAAAGGAAAACTAACCTTTGAGGATCGAGAAAAGATGCTCTGGGTTAAAGAACAATATCCCGATAAAGATATTCGTATCTTATTTATGAATGCTTCCAATCGAATCCGTAAAGGTAGTCCAACAACCTATGGTGATTGGGCAACAAAGAATGGTTTCATTTGGGCAGATTATAAAACTCAGGGGATTCCAAAGGAATGGATTAAATGACAACATCCGAAAAACTAATGAGTAACACTCACGCAGTAATTCCAGACGTACAGATTAAACCGGGTTTAGATACTACTCATCTAAATATTATTGGTAATTATCTAGTACAAAAGAAACCAGATGTTATCGTATGTATTGGAGACTTTGCGGATATGCCTAGTCTCTCGAGCTATGATGTAGGTAAGAAGAGCTTTGAAGGTCGTCGTTATCGTGACGATATCCAAGCTACTCATCAAGCTATGGAAGAACTCTTACGCCCAATCTGGGAATATAATGAACGTGCCGCAGCTAATAAAAAGAAGCGTTATCAACCTCGAATGGTATTGACTTTAGGTAATCATGAAGAGCGTATTAATCGCGCTACAGAAAATGATCCTAAGCTAGATGGTACTATCTCTATTGATGATCTTCGTTATAAAGATTATGGTTGGGAAGTTTATCCTTTCCTTGACATTGTAATCATTGATGGTGTAGCATATAGCCATTACTTCACTACGGGTGTCTTAGGACGTCCAGCATTAAGTGCACGTAATCTAGTGTTAAAGAAACATATGTCTTGTGTTCAAGGACATAATCAAAAAATGGAGATTTACAATGAATATCGAGCTGACGGAAAACTCATTACCGGACTCTTTGCAGGATGCTGCTACCGCCATGACGAGGATTACCTCGGCCCGCAAGGAAACAATTACTTCCGAGGAATCCACTTCCTCCACGACGTCAATGACGGAGCCTTCCACTGTCACTCAATCACCCTCGATTATCTCACTACTCGACATGAACGGCGGTTACGAAATGGAAATCTGGGACAGGCTTAATTATGACTGATCATTATCAAGGTAAAGATCTTCTTTATCTGTTAATGAAACACGAAGTTCCTTTTATTGAAGGGAACATTATCAAGTATGTGTTTCGATGGAAACGCAAAGGTGGTGTAGCTGACCTAAAGAAAGCTTTAGACTACCTACAAGAACTAATAAAACAAGAAGAAGAAAAGGAAATCAATCAATGGATCTCAAACAATACCAACAATGGACTCGCACAACAGCCGTATACCCAGGGGCTAATGAACAGGGATTTGAAGAAGTCAACTATCTCACTCTTGGACTTGTCTCAGAATCAGGGGAAGTTGCAGGAAAACTAAAGAAAATTATCCGTGGTGATCTAGTTAATCCTGAGTCATTCCTATCGGAAGTTAGTGATGTTCTTTGGTATTTAACTCGTATCTGTGATAACATTGGCATTACTCTAGATCAATTAGCTGATTACAATCATGCTAAACTAGAGGCACGAAAGGCTACTAATACTATCAAAGGTTCAGGAGAATCCATTGAAAGTCGAGCTGCTACAAGTAACGCCTGATGCAGTTAATTTTATCGGTGATTGTGCCGGTATTTGCTATAATAGCAAGCGGGATACTGATAGTAACACACGACGAGCAGCGGGGTGCCTCGACAAGGGGCACCTTGCTACTCTACGCTTTGCACATGCTACTTTTCATGTCTCTGGTATTAGTCGGGTATGTAGTCATCAGTTTGTTAGAAGCAAACACTTAGACTTCTTACAACGAAGTCAAAGGTATTGTAAAGAAGAAGATCCTGAGTTCATCTATCCTGATTATGCTTATGGTGATTATAAAGATCAATATATAAAAGATATCTTTACTAAACATACAGAAGCTAGTACGAAGTTATACAACCAACTTCTTCGTTTAGGTATGCGTAAAGAAGATGCTCGCTTTGTTCTTCCTGAAGCTACTACTACTGAGCTTATTGTTACAGGAAACTTCCAAGCTTGGTTAGACTTCATTCAACTACGTGCTGACACCCATGCACAATGGGAAATACGAACTGTAGCTAAGGAAATTAATAACATCTTAGCAAAAGAAACAAACAATTTAATTTTTAAATGGATGCCATAATGATTGATCCTCTCTCAATGCTAGCTGTCTTTGGGCCGCTAGCCGTAAAACTAGGTGAAAGTGTAATTAGTAAGTTCATTACTCCTGATACATTTAAACCCGCTACCATCAATGACTATGTTGAAATGCAAAAACTAGACATTGAAAAGTTCAAAGCCATCAACGATGCTGGTGGTACTAATGCCAGTTATCCGTGGGTAGAAGCTACTGTACGCTTGATGCGACCAGGTATTGCTCTTACTGTTATTGGTACTTGGGCTGTATGTAAATTCTCTGGAGTTGCTTGTGGCCCAGAAGTAGATAACTTTGCTGCTGCAATTGGTTTCTACTTGTTCGGTGATCGCACTCTCTTCTATTCAAGTAAAAAGTAATATGCCTACCACGTATCATGAACTATTAGAAAAACTAAAACGATGGCCTGAGATTGATCTTCTAGAAAAACTAGATATCTCCTCAGAAGAAATCGTAGATCGATTCGGTGATCTAATTGAAATTAAATATGATTCTCTTGTAATTGATGTTGAAGATGACGAAGACTTTTTCCAAGAACAGATCGATGAGTGAACGGTTAGAACATAAGTCCAATCTGTACAAAAAGAAAACAAAATCTAAGGAACAACAACAAGAACAAAAGAAAGAATTAAAGGAATACAATGATCATAAATCGATTTAAAAATACTTTTGCGGAGAATATCTTCCGCCAAAAATATGCTCAAGGCCCAACAGATACATGGGATGCTTTAGCTGAACGATTAGTTGAGGATGTTTGTGGTACTCGATCTGGTAAAGATCGAGCACTTATGTCCGATAGTGATCGTGCACAACTAGCTGAGTATATAAAAGAGATGAAATTTGTACCGGGTGGTCGTTACCTATGGTATGCAGGTCGTCCTAATAGTTATTTCAATAATTGTTTCTTACTTAAAGCTGAAGAGGATACACGAGAAGAATGGGCAGCATTGACACAACGAGCAGTCAGTTGTCTGATGACTGGCGGTGGCATTGGAATCGATTACTCAATTCTACGACCAAAAGGGAAGCCTTTGCGTCGTACGGGTGGCTTATCCAGTGGGCCAATCCCGCTAATGCAAATGATCAACGAAGTGGGACGAGGTGTGATGCAGGGTGGTTCACGCAGGAGTGCTATCTACGCTTCATTAAATTGGCTCCATGAAGACATCCCTGATTTTCTAAAAGCTAAGAATTGGTCAGAGGACATTCGAGCTGCAAAAGAAAAAGATTTCAATGCTGTAGCTCCTTTAGACATGACTAACATCTCAGTAAATTATGACGATAAATGGCTACATAATGCTTATCGAGCCACTTTACCTACCTTTGTAGAGAATTGTCGTCAAGCTATGATGACGGGAGAACCCGGCTTTAGCTTTAACTTTGGTGATAAACAAAATGAAACCCTCCGAAATGCCTGTACTGAAGTTACATCAGCGGATGATTCTGATGTATGCAATCTTGGTAGTATCAATATCAGCAATATTGAATCTATTCAAGAGTTCAAAGATGTCGTTTCCTTGGCTTCTAAATTCCTCGTCTGTGGCACACTTAGAGCCGATCTTCCATACGAGAAAGTCTATCAGGTTCGGAACAAAAACCGTCGTCTTGGACTTGGACTCATGGGTATCCATGCATGGCTCCTTAAACGAGGAGCAGGTTACGAAGTTACTCCAGAACTAAGAAAGTGGTTAGAGGTATATAAAGATGAATCGGAATCTTCTGCTAACGAACATTGCGACAGACTATTCATCTCTCGTCCAATCGCATATAGAGCAATTGCTCCAACAGGGAGTATTGGTATCCTCGCCGGAACTACAACGGGTATTGAACCATTATTTGCGGTTGCTTATAAACGACGTTATCTCACAGACGGAACTAAGTGGAAGTACGAGTATGTTGTCGATAGCACCGCAGACTTACTCATCAAAGAGTACGGATTAGATCCAAGTAAAATTGACACAGCTTATGGATTAAGTAATGACTATGAAAAACGAATC